CAACAAGTATCGCGCCGAGCTAAACGCCGAGGCACGTGAGCGGGGCATCTACGGCAAGCGTGACGCCATGGGCAAGGACCTTTCTCACAAGAAGGACGGCAAGATGGTTCTAGAGAGCAAGGCTTTGAATCGCCGACGTCAGGGAGCCAAGTGTTTAAGCGGATCAAAGATTTCGCTGCACTCATGGTAATTGTAGAAAAAAGTGCTAAATTGCACGGAAATAGTTTTACATACACCTTACTAGAAAGCAGAGACCTGTGATTGGAATTGAATTGATGCCCGACTCTCCTGGAGTGTACATGATCACATCCCCTACCGGGAATGTGTATGTGGGAGAGTCTGTCTCAATCAAAAATAGAACCAAATACTACCTGACTCCGTCTAGGATTAAGCGACAGACGGCAATATACAACTCTTTGATAAAGCATGGTGTAGAGAACCATAGAATAGAAGTTCTTGAGATTTGCGACACTTCGATACTAAAGCAAAGAGAAAGGTTTTACCAAGACAAGTACAACTCTGTCCATGGTGGTTTAAATTGTAAACTTACGCCTACTACTGAAAAGAAGGGGATTTTTTCAAAAGAGACCAAAAGGAAGATGTCTGAAAAGGCAAATGGAGAAGGAAACCCATTCTTTGGTAAAAAACATTCTGAAGAGTCATTGAAAAAAATATCAAATGCATCAGCTGGAAAGAACAATCCAAACTATGGATCAAAGTTCAAGAGCGACGAGTACATGAAAAAACAGTCAGACTCAAACAGTAAGGTTCCTGTTAAATTGATCAACTCGCACACTCAAGAGGTCCACGAGTTCAAAAACTCAAAAGAAGCCGCATTGTTCTGTGGAACTATACCATCAAACATAAGAGAGTGCAAAGTTCATGGACACAGAGTAAAAAGGCTTTATTTTGTTTTGTAGTATATTTGTGGCACTATGATGAAAAAAGTAACAGTGATGAAGAGCACCGGAAAGGCAGCCCCATCGAAGATGAAAAAAGAAGCCATGATGTCTATGGCGAAGAAGGCCATGATGAAACCTTCAAAAAAGAAATAATTTTCACGACAATGTGACAGAAAAGGGCTTAACGGCCCTTTTTTTGTTATATTTGCATCAAATAAAATCAAATTATGATCGTAAAACAAGTCGAATTTGGGGCTGACGCCCGTGCAAAGCTGGTGTCTGGCATTGACATCATCGCCGATGCCGTAAAATCAACCCTCGGAGCCCGTGGCCAGACCGTATTGATCGAGTCTGACCAGTTCACACACGGAATTCATGTCACAAAAGACGGTGTTAGCGTTGCGAGGTCCATCGTATTAGACGATCCGACGCAGAACTTGGCCGTGCAGATGGTCCGTGAGGCCTCTGAGAGGACCGCAACAGCTGCCGGTGACGGTACAACCACGTCTGTGGTGCTTACGCAGGCCCTGATCCATGGCTACCAGCAGTTCATCAAGGCCGAGGACAACCCAACAAAGGTTCTCAGAGAGGTAAAAGACCTCGCAATTTCCGTTGGGCAGGCGCTGGACGCAATGGCAATACCGGTAACCGACGAGTCGCTTGCGTCTGTGGCTACCATTTCGGCCAATAACGACCCAGAGCTGGGTCAGATCATCGCTGACGCGTACACAATGGTGTCAAAAGACGGCGTTGTAACGGTTGAGGCGTCGAATAACGCAACGACTTATTCAGAAGTCGTGTCGGGCATGAAGCTAAACAGGGGCTACATGTCGAAGTACTTCATCACGGACCAGAAAAAGAACGAAGCGATCCTCGAGGACTGCTACATACTCGTCTCTGACCAGGAGATATCGTCGCTGAACAACATCGAGCACCTGCTGGCGCCGATCGTGCAGCAGGGAAAGAGCATACTGATCATCGCTGAGCTGGCTGAGAACGCGTTGAACAGCCTAAAATTGAACAAGATGAAGGGCGTGATCAAGGTCTGCGCCATCGTTCCGCCAAGCTTCGGTGCCAACCGCTCGGAGATCATGGAGGACATCGCAGCTGCAACCGGCGCCAAGTACATCTCTGACGAGACGGGCGACAACCTGTTCACCATCTCATTCGCTGACCTAGGGCACGCAAACAAGGTGGTCGTTGCTAAGGACAGCACTGTTATCATGACCGACGACGAGTCACAGACGGGAGTAGCGACACGCGTCGAGTCGATCCGCACCAAATTGGAGGAAGCTACAAACGAGTACGTGAAAAAGCACTTAGAGGAGCGTTTGGCGAACCTTGCAGGTGGTGTTGGTGTTATCTACGTCGGCGCACAGAGCGACGTGGAGATGAAAGAGAAGAAGGACAGGGTCGAGGACGCGGTGTACGCGACCAAGGCCGCCATGGAGGGAGGCATCCTGCCCGGTGGTGGTGTGGCGCTTCTGAACATCGCAGGTGAGATGTGTGGCTGCTCGACGGCCAAGAACATCCTCAAGCATGCCATGCAGCAACCGTTCAATACCATCTTGGCAAACGGCGGTTACGACGCGAACGAGATCAAGGGCGAGATCGCCTTGGGATATCAAGGGCAGTTCGGCTACGGCTACGACGTGAAAGAGGCCCGTGTAGGCAACATGATCGAGATGGGCATCATAGACCCTCTCAAGGTCACCAAGAGTGCCTTAGAGAACGCCGTAAGCGTCGCAACGACGATCATGAGCACCAACTGTATCATCACTAACGCAAGAGCCAAATGAGAGCAATCGGAAAATACATAGTAATCGAGCCAATCAAAGAGGAGACGAAAGCCTCCTCTGGGCTCATCATGACATCAACAGACGAGAACGACCTGCGTTATGGGAAGGCAGAGTGCATCCACGTCGGAGAAGACGTAATAGCGGCTATCCAGCCCACAACTGTCGTATACTACGACAGGCGTGCTGGACACGGCGTTAGAATTCAGAATCGTCCGTATCATATAATCCAGGAGCGGGACGTCGTTCTCGTTCTCGATTGATTGCCTTCATAAAATTAGAAAACACCTTGTCTTGGAAGTCTTCCCGCTTAAACAGCGGGTTCACTTCCGGGTCAGTGGAGATGTAGACGTCGTCGCGTAGCATCTCAAAGAACTCCTCAACGATCTTGTCCGTCTTGCGGGTCGAGGCGTAGATAACGCCCAGTTTCTTTGACGACTCCTTTGCGATCTTCATAAACCCACGCCGCTGCATCTCGTGGAACGCCTTGGCCTCCCACTTGAACATGCACTTGTAGTTAAAGTACTGGCGTAGCGGGAAAAGCCGCTTGTGGTAGATGAAAAGCAGCACGCTCATCTGCGCCGCTGTAATCTCGTACTTACGTTGCACGTACTTGCTCATGATCGGCATGTACGCTAGCTTCTGTGCTAATTCTTTGTTGTCCACTTAATTCAATTTAGTTTAGTAACAAAATTAGTTTATATTTGTTACATGGACAAGCACAAGGGACTTGGAGACACGGTAGCTGCGATCACGCAGGCCACGGGCATACAGGCGTTAGTAAAAAGCCTTTTCGGAGAGAATTGCGGCTGCGACGCGCGGCAGGAGAAGCTCAACGAGCTGGTTCCGTACAAAAAGGACAAGAAGTAGATTATACGACAAAGTCGTATAATATCGTTATATTTGTAGTATTATGTATCAGAAATTACAAGCAGGTCGCGCAGCGGCTGTGACGCCGTCCAATACCGTTAACATCCCATCTATTACCGGAGGAACCAATAACGGTTGTGTTCTTTACGTTGGTGGAGACGGAGACATTAAGGTTACCACCGTTGGTGGAGACGAGGTGACATTTGTTGGACTTTCAGCAGGAACATTTGTACCCGTACAGGTAGTTCGTGTTTGGGCTACAGGAACAAACGCAACAGACATCGTAGCCTTATGGTAATTATCATTGGCAATATGATCCGCGGCATCAAGTCCAAGGCAATCGTCTTGATTACGGGCTTGTTGGTTGCGGACAATGGCAATTACATCGTTACCGACAGCGGAGATAGATTCATAGTATCAACAAGACAACCATAATCATGGCAGACGTTTTTATATATAACCTCACCACCATTGGTGGAATCGATCCCTCCAATGACTGGATGATCATTGAAGACACCAGCACTGGAGAGACCAAGAAGACAGCTCCTGGACAGCTGCCAATAAGCACCGCAACTCAAACAGCTCTCGACACCAAGGTGGACGAGAACGCTGCAATCACAGGCGCAACCAAGACAAAGATAACTTACGACGCCAAGGGATTGGTTACCGCAGGTGCTGACTTAGCGGCTAGCGACCTTCCAACAGGCATTGACGCTGCTAAAATAGGCGGAGGTACTGTAGACAACAGCGAGTTCGGGTATCTTAATGGCCTTAGCGACAATATCCAGACACAGTTAAACGGAAAGCAACAAACATTAACACTAACAACTGTTGGAACAAGTGGTCCGGCCGTATTGGCAGGTGGAACCTTGAACATCCCACAGTATAGTGCTGGTGCAAGCGGCGTGTCTCAGATTGTAGCAGGTACCAACGTTACCATTTCTCCAGCAGGGGGAACTGGCGTAGTGACCATCAATGCTACAGGTGGAGGCGGAGGCGGAGGAACAGTTACAAGCGTGGCTGCGTTGACGCTAGGAACTACCGGAACAGATTTAAGTTCTACGGTTGCTAACAGCACAACTACGCCTGTAATTACATTGAACGTACCGAATGCATCTGCATCCAACAGGGGCGCTCTTACAAGCACTGACTGGAGCACGTTCAACGGAAAGCAGGACCAGATCACTGCAGGAACTACCTCACAGTACTACAGAGGTGACAAGACGTTTCAAACACTTGACAAGACGGCAGTAGGTCTTAGCAACGTAGCAAACGCAGACACTACCAATGCTGCAAACATTGCAACTGGTGTGCTTGCTGCGGCCAGGATCCCAACAAATTTAAACGCTCAAGTTCTTCAGAACTTCATGCCAAATACGGCGAGTAGTTCTGCGAACTTAGTTCTTAGTTCAGCGAATGCTTCTACATACAACTCAAGCGTAATTGCATTGACAGGTGCTTTGACGATCACATTTGACGCATCATTACCCAATGGATTTAACGTAACGCTCATTCAGTTGGACGCTGCGATTTCTACCATTACAGGCACGGGCGGACTGGTGATTGGGAACAGACAGGGTCATGGCAAGAACAACGGGCAGTACTCAGTGGTGAGCATCATCAAGTACACCAACGTATTGGCAATCTTAGGCGGAGACACATCACTATAATATGTTCGCGATACCATCGTTTTTTGGATACAACACGACATTCGTCAGCACCCCTGTGGCAACAGCCGCAACGGGCGTAGGAGAGACATCGTTCACAGCGAACTGGAACGCCTTTGCAGGCGCTTCTTATTACTTGCTTGACGTAAGTACTAGCAGTTCATTCTCCTCGTTTGTTGGATCGTATCAGAACTTTGTTGTATTGACCACATCACAATTGGTGAGTGGCCTTACTGCAAGCACTACCTACTACTACAGACTACGTGCGGCAACGGGCGTAGACGCAGACGCTGCGTCTTTCTTTAGCCGTGTATACACAGCAGGCGGTGCGTTGTCATACACCGAGGTGAGTGCAACCGAGACACTTGTTGCAGATATGAAGACCGCCGGCGTATGGACAGCAATGCAAGCAATTTACCCAATGGTCGGAGCAAGTGCGGCAGCGTGTGCGCAGAATCTTGTAAGTGCGAGTTTTACTGCGGTATTTAATGGTGCATGGACGTATGCAAGTACAGGAATCACTGGTAATGGAACTACTACTTATATGGAAACAGGATTAACGCCATCTGTTAGCCTGTCCAGTTCAAGCGCTCATCAATGCGTTTATTCAAGAACAAATAGCGATGCCGTTCAGGCGGATATTGGGGCAATAAGTAGTGGTGCGTTTATGGATACTGTTATTAGATTAGGCGGACAAATCTATTGCGATTTGCAAACAAACAATTCTTTTAATACTGCAAACACAAGTTCTTTAGGTTTGTTTTTGACTTATAAAAATAGCGGAACTAGTTTTACACTTCAAAGAAATACAACTCAAACTGCCTTTGCTTCAACGGCGGCAAGTGTTACAAAATCTATTTGGATTGGCGCAAGAAATGATGCGCCCTCTTACCCATCAACACGTGAATATGCTTTCGCCTCCATCGGTGACGGCTTAACCGACACCCAAGCGACTAATTTTTATACTGCTATACAAGCATTTCAAACTACACTTTCACGCCAAGTATAATGATAGGTTACATTTTAACAATAGAACAAAAAGAACTTATACAAGGTGTAGAATTTGCGCCTTATGAGTGTTTTAATTGCGCTCAAGATATAAATGATGTTTGGTTTAATTTTATGACTGAAACACAAAAAAAGGAAATTCTAAATACTGAGTGGAACTGGATCCTCACCTTACCAGAGGGGGAGTATGTCCCACCACCAGCACCACCATTCCCAACTGTATGATCACCGGATACTCAAATATCATCTCTGTAACGACTAGCGCTCCGTCGCTACTGCTAGATCTATACCCATCGGCTGCGGCTGCTTATTCCGTTAGGCTGCTTAGGTCAGCCTACACAGGTAGTGCTATTCAAGTTCGAAGGTCAAGTGATAACACAACGCAAAACATCGGATTTACTGCAGTGGGTAATTTAGATACCGCTGCTTTGCTTTCATTTGTTGGAACGGGTGCAACAGATAATGGTTTTGTAACAACTTGGTACGACCAAAGTGGTAACGGGAAAAACGCAATAAACACAACTGGAATATTTCAACCTTTAATTGTTAGTGCTGGGGCTTTGTTAACTTTAAATTCAAAATCTGCAATACGATTTGATGGCAGTAATGATAGTTTAGATAAAACATCATTTGGATTTCCTACAACAAAAATATCACTAGTAAAAGTAAATAACCGTATTGGCTCAAGTCAAAATTATGATTCTATCGGTTATACTGTCACCGGTGGTATTATAAATGACAACGAAAATGGGTTAATTGGTTTTATCGGTAGACCAAGTGGTGCTTCCTTTTTTCTTGGAGATAGTGGATTTGCATCAACTAATAATCAAATTTTGCAATTTAACATATACGATGGGACTGCATTAAAAGCCAGTACAAATGGTAATACTTTTGGGACTGCTTCCGTATCTTCAAATCCAATTGTATATGGTAGTCAAATTTTGAACATTGGTTCAGGTGGCAATGGTGTTGATTATGGTAATGGTAATACTCAAGAATTAGTCATTTGGGATGTTGACCAAACTTCAAATAAATTAGGAATAGAAACTAATGTAAACACATATTATGGCACTTATTAACGGCTACCAATACACCACCGAACAAGAAGCAATCAACGCCCGTGAGTTGTGTGATGCTTACTACGGCATCCCCGTTGCCCCCGATGATGTAACACAGAATTGGGTGGACTATCGTTTTGCAGAATTGAACACACCGCAGTTTTGGTATATTGTTTTTGATGAATCATTACTCGTAGTCCTTGGGACTCCGACAGAGTTTGAGGTGGTTACTCCACCATTTCCCCCTGTAGAATAATTGCTATCTTTGTGATAAATGATACAGCAGACGGACTCAGCGGCTAATACACTCACAACAATCACTGGCGCGGCTGCCGTTGCCTCATTCGCAACTGCCTGGCAGCCCATCATCTCAATGGTCGTCGGTATTATCGGTTGCATGTCCGGGATCCTAGCCTGCATCTACTACGTGAAAGGAATAGTTAAAAAATGAAGTTGCCAATTTCGTTTGAGGAGTTTCGCTCCAACCCAGTCGCAGCTGTAGCGTTCTGCATGCTCCTGGTTGTTGGGTACCTGTACGTCGACCTCCGCTCAGGATACACCGAGCAGATCGAGAAGGCCAACAAAAAGATCGACGCTATGGAAGTGAAGATCGACAAGATGGCGTATGCCCTCAAGAGAAGCGATTCTGCGCTCTCTGCTGCAATAACTGAGCTTAGGATTATAAATACCGTCAAAAAGCTATGAAGTACGTTCTAATCGCCTTATTTGCATTCATCGTAGCGATAGAAATAGCATTCCCCGTCGGTGCGATAACTCGACCGCCTGTAGACGAGATCGAGATGATGATGGCCAAGATCAAGAGCAACCTGCAGATGGCATCACAGGTAACACAGATGGCACAGTCTAAAAGTGCAGCACTTGTTGCACAAAAGCAGCAGGAGAAGGCCGACCTCAAGGAGGCGGTAGTCGCAGCTGAGAAAAAATCAGAGATGTTCGCAGCAAAGATGATTAGCGCGGGCATGGACACAGCGTTAGAGGAGATCAAAATGACCGGCCCTGCATACGACGCCTATCTCAACTATGTTGAAGAGGGCGGCAAAGAAGAGTTTGACTATTTCAGAATGTACCTATGGCAACAAAAGTAAAGAGCAACGCGAGCACCTTCCGTGCAAAGCCACGTGTTAAACTACGTAGGCACACCAAGCACGTCAACAAGCACAAGAGCAAAAAGCCCAGCGTGGGCCAAGGACGATGAAAGACGCTTGCTACACCAAGGTAAAGGCACAGTACGACGTGTTCCCTTCGGCGAGGGCGTCACAGGCCATTGCTAAGTGTCGCAAGGCATCTGGCAATGTCAAGAAGACAAAGGCCGGCTCGGACCTAAAGCGTTGGGGAGCGGAGAAGTGGGTAGACACCAAGAGCGGTAAAGCTTGCGGTGCAGGCGGAAAGAACGAGTACTGCCGCCCGTCAAAGCGTGTGTCGTCAAAAACACCGGTCACAAAATCGGAGATGAGCAGCTCAAAGCTGTCGGCAAAGAAGGCTGAGAAGTCAAGAGTGGGTATGGGGTCACGCGTCTCTAGTGTAAAAAAGAAATGATGGAGGGCTTCTTGTTTGGGACGTTGTTCGTTACCTTTACAATAGGCATTTCATATATTATAGGAGAGTACTTAGATGGCAAAGATTACAGGAAAAAACACTAGACCGGGAAGCAACAAGGCTACCGGCAGGGACTACTCCAAGGAGAAGGCGTACCAGTCTACACCGGCACGCAACAAGTATCGCGCCGAGCTAAACGCCGAGGCACGTGAGCGTGGCATCTACGGCAAGCGTGACGCCATGGGCAAGGACCTTTCTCACAAGAAGGACGGCAAGATGGTTCTAGAGAGCAAGTCTTTGAATCGCCGACGTCAGGGAGCCAATGGCAAGTCGACGAAGAAATAACCAAGCCGAAGGTTGGTTATCTTTGTATAAATGTTCAGACCACCGACCAAATACTCCGAATATCTACAAGACGTAAGAAAGTCCATTGACTACATACTCAAGCGTGTAAACTCTAAGTATGTATCTCAAATCGTGGCGGGCTCTAACATCACCATCTCTCCATCGGACGGTACGGGAGTTGTAACGATAAGCGCTGCTGGAGTTGAGCCAACAGGATACGGATCATTTTACTCAAATGTTGTACAGCCAATCGCTGCGATCAACACACCGCAGGCGGTACTGATTGGAAACACCTACGAGGCGGTTGGAACGTCTACCTCTGGAAGTAGGATATACCTAGACAAGGCAGGAACCTATCAATTCTCTTACATTGCACAGGTTTCAAACCTCGCAAACTCTGTAGAGTACGCTGAGTTTTGGATAAAGTATAACGGAGTAACGTATCCAAATTCGGGCACCAGAATAACGCTTGCTCCAAGAAAGTCATCGACAGAGCCTTCTGAGCAGTTGATGTCTTTGATACTCAACGGAACATCTATAAACGACAATGACTACATCGAGTTGTTCTGGGAGGCAACAACCACTCAGGTTAGCTTGCAGTACCAGCCAGCGACAATAGACTACCCAGCAACTCCTTCAATAATTGCCAACATAATACCGATTGGTGGCGGATCGTCTTCCGTTGAGGACTTAAGCGACTTGGGAGATGTAAGTATATCGTTGCCAACAGAGGGGCAGTTTTTAGTATACAATCAGACCACTAGTCTTTGGGAAAACAGGACGGCTGAAGTGGCACCCCCGTCTGGTGAGCTGGATATTGACGGAGGCACATTTTTGGTACCGGGTGGAGGATTTAACTTCGATGGTGGAACTTTCACATAAAAAGAGTATTTTTGTACTATGGCAATTAAGCTGAGGCGTGGACTAGAGATAGATAGGATGCCCATTGTGTTCGCACAAGGGGAGATTGTCTATGTTACTGACACGAAGAAAGTTTTTATTGGAGACGGAGTTACTTATGGTGGTAACTTGGTTACAGGAGAAGAGCTTTTGTCTGCGCTAGACGATGTACAGTTGACATCTCTTGCAAATGACGATGTGCTTATTTATGAATCAGCGTCAAGCAAATGGAAGAATACGGCATTTGGATCAAAGGTAAGGGCTGTCGTTCTAACGGGACTAAGCACTGCTACCAATGCTGTTATTAATGCAGCTGATACGGTGTTGATTGCCTTTGGAAAGTTACAAGCACAAATCACGGCAAACCTTTCAACGCTTACATCACACACATCCAACACAAGCAACCCACACGCCACCACAAAAGCACAGGTAGGGTTGGGAGATGTACCAAATATAGACA